AAGATCCTTAGTATTTTTAGCAGGAGGCTAATATAACATGGCTCAAGTTGCAGATAAAGTAAGATTATCGTTTAAAGCACTAAAGCCTGAAGTTACACCAACTTCAGATAATGCGGCTTTTAACACTAACATTATTGAATGGGACTATACTCCAAGAGTAACACAATCTATTGAAGTCAACTATAATACTATTGAATTACAACATACAAATTATCAACCAAGTGCGTTTGGTAATAGAAAGGTTCCTACAATATCAATTAGTGGACCTTTTGTTAGTAGAGACGAAAAAGAAGGACGCAGAGCACTAAATGCAATACATTTGTTAAGAACATCTACTATGATGTTTTATGGCAGAAAACAAGAAAAAGAAACAAGAGGAACGCCTCCTCCAATTGGAAGACTAAATGCTTACGGGCTTTATAATAATACACCAGTTGTAGTACAATCGTTTTCTTTTGATTATCCACAAGACGTAGATTATATTACAGTAAGCATGGCAGATGGATTTCAGACAGTACCTGTATTATTTGATATCTCCGTATCATTACTTGTTCAACTTAGCCCACTTGAAGTAGTTAAAGACTTTAAGTTAGAGGATTTTGCATCAGGTAAATTATTAGGCAAAGGATATATTTAATGGCAACAGGCAAAGCACATTACGGAAATACAAAAGTTAAAGACTTTTTCTTAGATATCTATAATGCACAGACAGTCGACGATTTAGTATCACCTGGGACCGAAACCCAACAACATATAGTTACACCAGCTCAGGCACATAGACCAGACAAACTAAGTTATGATTTATATGGTAACAGTAAGTATTGGTGGACTATTGCAATGCTCAATAGAAATGCACTTGTTGATCCTATTAGAGATTTAAAAGCTGGAACAGTACTAGAGGTACTTACTAGCACAGACGGAATTTAAAATGGCCATAGCGAAACTTGCACCTGAGTCAATTCAAGCTCCTCCAAAACTTGCTAGTGAGGTAGGAGATAATCCTTTATTAGCATATCCTAGTTATACCTATAATGTAGTATTAACTATGATGCCTAGTGACGAAAGAACACTGAAAATAAAAGAAAGATCATTTAATCACGGAAGAGGGATTAAAATATTAGACTCAGCATCAGTTGGCTCAGTTGTTTTAGAATCACTTGAAATAACAACAGCTAATCCTGGACACCCACAACCCTTTTATATGTCTGCAATAGACCATACGTTTAAAATGGGAATAACTGAACCTTTGGGTGCTAAACTACCAGAGATGATTGCAAAGTCTGCAAGATCGTTTAACTATCCTAATTCTCAAGAAGCAATATTTTTATTAGAAGTAAACTTCAAAGGTTACGAAAACGACATGCCAGTTATATGCAAAGATGGATTAGGTAACGAAATGGTTTATAAATGGTATGTTACAATTACTGATTTAGAAATGAGTCTAGATTTAAGAGGTTCAACATATAGTTTACAGCTGGTAACAAACTTAGGTTCTTCTAGTAATACAGAAGTGTTGAAAATAGAAAAAGGTGTATCTGTTGACAAAGACAATGATAATAGTAAACAGAATAATATACAAGGTCTTATTACAAGATTAGAAACTGGATTAAACAAGTACCAAAAAGAATTAGTTAAAGACGGAATACAAGAAAAAGCAGACACCTATAAATTTTATGTTGACGACACACTAAAGAAATTAAAATTTGATTTTGATTCAAAACTAATTGCAACAAAAAGCGAAGGCTTTTTTATGAGTATATTTACAGATGGTAATATTGCACTAGCACCTGGAGAAACAATACAAGGATTTATACATCAAATGTTTGGCACTTCACCAGAGCTTGTAAAATACTTAACAAATGATGCATTTGACCAAGAAAGTGTAAAACCAAAACCAGAGTCTCTTAAAAAGTTAAAGAAGTCAATACTAGTTGTTACAGGAGTTACTGTACAAGGCAAAGATTCATTTGATGCTAAACGAATGAAAGAAGCAGTAGATGTAGAAGTATTCGTAGGTGCAAGGGCTTTAGCTAAAGATCTTATGGATCCTGCTGAATTAGAACAGACTTCATCTATAGATGATGTATCTGCTAGAATTGATGATTATATTGAAAACGGACTTATTAGAAAAGCATATAAGTGGATTTATTCAGGAGAAAATACTGAAATATTAAACTTAGATCTTAAGTTTAATAACCTTTGGAGAATTCCTCTGTCAATGATTAATGACCTTTCTGTTCCACAAGCAAAAACTACAAAGAACAAACCATCAGCTAAGGAATTGAGAGAAATTGCAAGAAAACAAAATTCTGAAAATAAAAGAAGAGATGAAGCAACACTAAAAAGAATACAAGATGAAAAACTTGCTCCTTTTAGATTTGCTGAAGACTTAACAGAACCTGATGTAAATGAAGCACAAGAAAAAGAAGCAAATATCTATAAGACTATGTTTACTCCAACTAATACACAAGGTAAAACAAAAGATACACAATCAGAAGGCAAGAGAGCAGAGTTTGTTTCAAAACATTTGTTTAAACAATTACATGCTGGTGCAAGTGCAGGTAGCGGAGATTTAATAACATTAGATTTTGATGTGTTAGGTGATCCGTTTTGGCTACACCAAACACCAGCAGGAGTAGAAGGACAAGCACCAGTACAAGATGACATAAATTTTTATATCGAAAATATAGGAAACTACAAGGAAGCATTAAAAGAACATTTAGCAAAAACAGCTGGACATAATGTAGATAATTCAGTCTACTTAGAAGTTGGAGTGCCTAGTAATGATAGAAACGACAAAGACCTTATGGACCTAGACAAAGAAGATTTGATTACGGGTGTATATAGGATCTTTTCAACTGTACATACATTTACAGGTGGGAAGTTTACATCAAAGTTAAAAGGAACAAAAGATCCTCTTTTAGGGCAAAAAGCAAAAGAAGCAATGCAGAAGAAGGTCAAAAAAGAAAGAAATGTAAAGTTTAAAAAAGCAAACGAAGCAGGAAAAGGTTAGGAGTATAATATGTCAACAGGACCATATGATTTAGAAAGTTTTACAGGAGTGTATCTTGGTAAAATTAAAAACAATGCAGACCCCTATGGCATGGGTGTACTTGAAGTTTATATCAAAGAGTTTCTTGGAGATGAAAATAATCCAGATCATTGGAGAAGAGTAAAGTATTGTCCTCCTTTTGCTGGATCAACAAACCACCAAGCAGAGAAACCAGTTAAAGGTTCAGTTGATTATGAAGAAACAGATAGAGCCTATGGTATCTGGCATGTTCCACCAGACTTAAATGTGTTTGTAATATGCTCTTTCATTAATGGAGATAAGAATTTAGGCGTATGGTGGGCATGTGTACCACATGACGATAAAACACATGCATTACCAGGAGTTGCATCAGGAGCCACACACGAAGGTTTAGTAAGGCCAATTGGCGATAGAAATAGATGGAATGTTTCAGATAAAAATATCATGCGTAGGCCTGAACACCCTGCTAGTTTTAGATTAAGTGAACAAGGAATTGATAAAGATTTAAGAAGAGGTCAAACTAATGCTGGTCCTTTTAGAGATGCTTCAAGCCATCCAGGGTTAGCATATGGTATACTAACTCCTAATCAACATAGTCTTATGTTAGACGACGGAGAAGAAGGACTTGACGGACAAATACGTTTTCGTACTTCTAGTGGACACCAAATACAGATGCACGAAGAAGGCGGGTACATTAATATTATTAATGCAAAAGGTACTGCTTGGATAGAATTAGACGAAGAAGGAAACATTGATGTGTACTCACAGAAGGACATATCTTTTCATGCAGAAGAGAATATTAATATGCATGCCGGTAAAAATATTAATATAGAAGCAGTCAAAGACATTAATGTGAAGTCAAAAGAAAATACTAAAATTGAAACAGGACAGAGTTATAATGTTACAGCAGGTCAAGGGCTATTTCAAACATCACTAGCAGGAATGGATGTCAATGTAGCGGCAGTTTATAAAGAAACTGCAAAAAGAATTGACATGAATGGACCTGTTGCGGCAAAGGCAACCAAGCCTGAAGTACATAATCATATTGTAAATGAACTAGTGGGAGAAAGTGTATCTGCTAGAGTACCGGAGCATGAGCCTTGGGCAGGACACGGAAAGTTTGAAGGTGGTGAAAAAATTACATTGCCAGTTGGAACGTTAAGTCCAGACTCACCTGAAGCAGTTTTAGCAAGTGTTCCTGGTAGTCCTACAGTAGTTCCAGCTCCAGAAAGTTATGAATCATTGGAACCAGTTTTAAATGCTGAAGGAGAACAAGTTTCTCAACAAACAGGAATTCCATTAACTGCTGATGCTGTTTCTTGTATGCCTCCTTTAAGTTTAAAAGGAGCAGTAATGAGCGAAAAAGCATTTAATATGATGAAAAGTAGAGAAGCATATAGAGGAATGATGTACGCAGATTTTCAAGGATATAGTATTGGATATGGAACTAGAGTTGATATCTGGGGACCACAAAACTCTGCAAGTAAACTAGATGGAAGTATAAAACAAGCACTAGTTGATGGACCAAGTGAAGCAGAGGCAAGAATTGCAAGTAGACAGATTATTGATAGACATATGACTCCTCCTCTAAGGCGCCGCCTAATTAAGAGGATTGGTAAGGACATAGTTTGTATTACACAAACAATGTTTGATGCATTATGTATGGCTTCTTTTGGAAATCCAGGTAATGCTTATAAAATGGCAGATCAATTAGTAGATAGCGGAAAGGCAAGCGGTGATGGCAGACCTCAACCTAAAGATATTGCAACTATATGGGCAAATGCTTATTATACACCAAATGCTACTCAAC